CGATGCTGTCACTGTGCTGATGGACAATAAGGGGATATTTGGCGGGATTGGAAAAATATATTACCAGTACATAGATAAATATAGTGCTGAAATTTATGTATTCAAGCAAGAGGATGTCATGCATTTCAAAACATGGCTATCATTCGACGGGTACAAGGGAGAGTCAGTTCAAAGTATTTTGCGTCATACGGTCAATGGAGCCTTGGAAAGTCAGAAGTTCATGAACAATCTGTATGAGCAAGGGTTAACGGCTTCAATGGCCCTACAGTACACTGGCGACCTCGATACAGTGCGTATGAAAAAGCTTCAAGATAAGTTCCAGGAACTCCTTGCCGGTGCAAAAAATGCCGGTAAAATCGTACCAGTTCCAATAGGGATGCAGTTGCAGCCCTTGGGTGTAAAGCTGACCGATAGCCAGTTTTTCGAACTAAAAAAATACAGCGCTCTGCAGATTGCCGGCGCTTTTGGGATCAAACCCAACCAGATCAATGACTATGACAAATCATCGTACTCAAATTCAGAGAGCCAGCAGCTCTCTTTTTTAGTAGATACGATGCTTTATGTGCTCAAGCAGTATGAAGAAGAAATCAATTACAAGATGCTGACAATCAATCAGCGCGACGAAGGCGTGTATTTCAAATTCAACGAGAAGGTAATCCTAAGAGCCGACAGCAAGACGCAGTCTGAAATGCTAAGAAATTATGTGCAGGGATCAATTTATACGCCGAATGAGGCCAGGGAACTGCTTGATAAACCGCGCGATGAACATGGAGACAAGTTGATTGCAAACGGAAGCATAATTCCGTTGGAGCTGATCGGAAGTCAGTACCAGAGAGGAGGTGAATAAAAATGGCAAAAGTAGCGATTAAAGGTGCGATTGTTGGTAATGATGAGAAGTGGATTTATGACTGGTGGGAGTATGAAGCCGTATGCCCTAAGGATGTGGTGGATGTTATTTCCGGATCCGGTGGCGAATTGCTTGAAGTTGAAATAAATAGTGGAGGCGGAGACATATTCGCGGCAGCTGAAATTTACGCAGCCATAAGAGGATACCTCGGACCAGTTGACATCAACATCGTTGGACTGTGCGCTAGTGCGGCCAGCGTGATTGCAATGTCCGGCAAATCGAGGATGAATCCAATGTCATTGATGATGGTCCATAACGTATCAGTATCAGGCGTATCGGGAGATCGTCATGATATGGAAAGGGCCGTTGAAATGCTTAAGTCTGCGAATCAATCGATTGCCAATGCGTATATGGCCAAGACCGGAATGACAGCAGCGGAAGCGCTGGACATGATGGACACTACAACATGGCTGACAGCTCAGCTCGCAAAAGAAAAGGGTTTGATTGATGAGATTGCATTTATTGACGATATGTCGAACCTGCAGCTTACAAATGATTTCGGCGGCATGCTGAGTAGGGAAATGATTGAAAAAGCAAAAGCTGAGCGGTCAAATAAACAAACTTTAAACAACAGCGAAAAGCTGGAAGAGCTCAAAAACCAATTACTTAACGACATAGACTTGATCTAATGTCGTTTTTTAATACACAAAAACAAGAATATAGGAGAATAATATGAATCCAGAACTGAGAAAACTGCTTGATGAAATCAATGCAAAGAAAAAAGAAGTAAAAAACCTGGTAACAGAAAACAAAGTCGTAGAGGCTCAGGCAGCAAAGGAAGAGCTTAAAACTCTTCAGGCGAAATTCGATGTGCTTTATGACCTTGAAGATGAGGAACTAGAAGGTGCTAAGGGCGGACAAGCAAAGCCAATTGAAAACAACAAGAGGACGATTCTGACCGCATTCGTAAATGCGATCAAGGCTGGAATCAAAAAAACTCCGGTAGACTCCGAAGATATGCAATTGCTCAACGCTATGACAGAGGGCACCGCAGCAGACGGAGGATTAACAGTTCCGCAAGATATCTCAACGAAAATCAAAGAGTTGAGACGCTCGACAGACGCTCTGGAACTACTTGTAAATGTCGAAACTGTATCAACACTCGCTGGATCCAGAATTATTGAGAAGCAAGCAGACCAAACACCGTTTGATAATGTAGACGAAGCTGCACAGTTTCCAGATGTTTCAACGCCTCAATTCGAAAAAATCAGCTATACAATCAAGAAAAAAGGCGGAATCTTGAAGGTATCTCGCGAACTGCTCGAAGATACGGCCGAAAATGTCCTCGCATACCTGAAAAAATGGATTGCGAAAAAGGCGAAAGCCACCAGAAACGCATTGATCATCGCTCAGATCAATACTATTACGACTGGAAAAGAGGTTGCTGTGGCAGACATTGACGATCTTAAAGAGATCTTCAATAAGAAACTCGACCCGGCGATTTCTGCAAATGGAAAGGTAGTCACAAACCAGAGCGGTTTCGATATTTTAGATAAGCTCAAAGACTTGACCGGGAAATATATTCTCCAGCCTGATCCTACTCAGCCGACGGCAATGAAGCTTTTCGGTAAATATCCTGTAATGATGGTGTCGGATAAGGTATTACCAAATACTACAGTTGGAGAGGTAACAAAGGCGCCAATCATCTGTGGCGATTTATCCGAGGCGATTACCCTATTCGACCGCGAGCAGCTCTCTATCGATATGTCAACTGAAGCCGGCGACCTATGGGGAAAAGACCAAACAGGAATCAAAGTCAGGGAGAGACTAGACATTCAGACAGTCGATGCCGCTGCAATCATCAAAGGCGAAATCACGATTTCCTAGTAATTTCAAGCCGCGCATGCATGAGTATGCGCGGCATTAAAGAAGGTGAATTATGGATCTTGCAAAAGCTAAACTATATATGAAAATAGATATTGATGACGATAACGAACTTGTTACTGATTTAATTGAATTTGCCACTGAGTATCTCAAAAACTCCACTGGATCATGTGATGAAACGAAAGCCAGTGTCCGAATTACGATGCTCGGAATAATGTCGAATCTCTATGACAACAGAGATATAATCAACGAAAAAGGGCTAAAGCAATACATATTGGATTCATCGCTACTGCAGCAATGGGTTGGTGAACCGGATATCGTTGTTTAGTTGAAGTTATGGAGGAAATAAAATGCGTGTTGATGCAGGGGTATTGAATAAACGAATTGTCATTTCCGAGACTGAAATCGCGAAGGATAGTGACGGAATAAAGACCGAAACGCTCAAAACAATCCATAGCTGTTGGGCAAAGGTATCAAATACGAGCGGCACGGAAGCAACGAAGACCGGAGCTACATTTGCTGACCTGAATACCAGATTTATGATTCGGTACACGGATAAACAAATACATCCTAAGCATGTCATTGTGTTTGCAGGAAACCGCTACAATATCGAATACGTAAATAACTACGGATACTCCAACGAGTATATTGAGATTATGGCAAAAGTTAATGTCCAGGCAGGAAGGTGATAGGATGGCAAAGCTGAAAACAATTCCACTCGAAGCATTCACGACACAGCTGGTACTCCTTGGAGACATGATTATGTCAGCTGGACCTGAAATGATTGATGCTGGGCTTGTGCCTCTTGAAAAAGAAATTCGAAAGAATGCAGAAAGGCATAAGATTAGTGGGGATTTGGCCAAATCCGTAAGAAAAGGCAAGCCGAAGATGATCCGAAAAAGAGGCATATGGTCAGGACGGGTAAGCTTTATAGGATATGAGAAGGATAGCAAAAAGACGCCGATGTACCCGAAAGGAAAGCCCAATGCCGTGAAAGCCATGGCGCTGGAATACGGAAGATCTGGTCAGTCAGCAACTCCAATAATCAGGCCAGCCATTGAATCAGCGCAGATAGAAGTAATTGACGTAATGCAAGGCATATTTAATGACAAAATCAACGAGGTGATGTAATGAATGTAAATCCGGTCCTAGAGTCAGCACTTGAATCATTGGGTATTCCGGTTGAATTTGGAACCTATAGCGGGACAGCAGAAACCTATATCACATATTACATACTAAGCGACTCAGGGGCCTTATATGCGGACGATGAGGCACAGTATGACATTGCTTCGTGCACGATCGATATTTACTCGAAAACAAATTATAAATCGTTACTAAGAACGGTCAAGTCCTTGTTGAGACTGGCCGATTTTAATGTGTCGCAAGGTCCTGAGCAGTACGAGGACGATACGGGATTTTACCATGCGACTATAGAGGCTGAAATAGTCGGAAACACTGACTGAGAAAGAGAGGAAAGAACATGGCAAGAATAGGATTGAAATACGCTGTATATTGCCCAATGACGAATTCGGAAACTGAAGCGCTTGGGACAGGCGCTGTCGTTGGCAAGGCAATATCTGCAGATATCCAAGTGAAAACGTCTGAAGCAAAATTGTATGCAGACGATGGACTAGCCGAGAGTGTAAAAGAATTCATTTCCGGAACATTGTCGCTAGAAGTTGATGAGCTTGCGGATGCGGTGGCGGCGGCGCTCAACGGCCATACAATTACAACGGGAGAAATAAAGGCTAATGCTGATGATACCGCGCCGTTTGTAAGACTTGGTATTATCATCCCGAAGATGATCAGCAATGTAAAAAAATACAGAGCAGTATGTCTGACAAAAGTGAAATTTTCCATTCCAAGTGAAAAATCAGATACAAAGGGCGAATCCATAACATTTGGAACAAGTACATTGCCAGCAGAGTTTTTCAGGAACAAGGATGGCTACTGGAAGTTTGAAAAGACTTTCGACACTGAATTGCTTGCCAAGGCATATTTGAATCCGCTGGTAAGCATCACATAGAAGGAGGATGAGGGGCTGAATAGCCCCTATTTAACAATATGAGTGAATGCAAAAAAATACAGCTCGGGCCAAAGGAATTCCCGATCAGATTTGACTTGAATGTGGTTGAGAAAGTTCAGAAACGATTCGATAATGTTGAAAATCTACCGACAAAGCTCAGAGACGTCAAAGAAATGAAATGGATGCTATTCGAATTGATTAACGAGGGAATTGACTACGAGAATTATATGAGCGGAATTGTCGCTAAACATGTGACTGAAAATGAAGTTGGAATGCTGCTTGGATATAAAGACCTTGGTCGGGAAAGCTTGTCAAGTGCCATCCTGGATGCATTTAATGAATGTATGGTCGACGAAAAAAACGTGTAGAGCGTGCAGAGAATGATGATGGCAATGAGCAAAATTATACGCCAGCGCCTCCGCTCAACTTTGCACGCCTCACTTTTTTTGGCGTGACGCTACTCGGTTATACGCGAAGAGAGCTTAGATTTATAAGCATATCAGAGTTGTTAGACCAGTACGAAGAATATTGTGCCTTTAGGGGCATTAAAACAAGCAATCCGGAAGATCCGGACTATGATGATTTTGTTTTACCAAGCGAGGTGATATAGATGGCCAAGACAAATAAGCCAGTTATCGGGGCAGCCATTGAGCTTGATGGCGAGAAGGAGTTTAAGCAAGCAATAACCGACATAAACAAGAATATGTCAGTTTTATCGTCAGAAATGGCCAAGGCTACGGCAGAAACGAATGCAAGTGGCGATTCATCAAAGGCAGCAACAGACAAGATGGAAAATCTGACCAAGGCCATTGATCAGCAGAAATCAAAAATTGACACGCTACAAAAAGCACTTGCGCACTCAAAAGATGAATTCGGCGAAAGCAGCAACAAGGCGAAGGACTGGCAAATTTCCCTGAACAAGGCCGAAGCAGAACTCACGCGGATGACCTCTGAGCTGAAGAGCAATGAAAAATCCGTTGCAAATAGCCAAAAGTCATATACATCGCTTGGGGATATACTCAACAGTATCGTTGATACGATAGGAATCGACGCAGGCCCTGGCTTTGAAATGCTCTCCAAGAAGCTTGATGGAGTGAGTGCCTCGGGAGCCGCTCTGGTTACGGTAATAGGCGGAATAGCTGTTGGATTGGTAAAGACAACGCTCGAAACGGCCGAGTACTCGAAGCAGATTATGTCGTTGTCGCAGACTGCTGGAATGTCGATAGAGGCATACCAGGAATGGGATTATGTTATGCAGAAGTTCGGGGGATCCATGGAACAGGGAGCTGGAGATATGGCGAATCTATCCGAAAAAATACTCGACGCTGCATCAGGAGCTGGAGAGGGCGCCGAAATGTTTGCAATGCTCGGAGTCAAAGTTACCGAGCACGGCAAACAACTAAAGTCCCAAGAGCAGATTTTCGCTGAGACAATCGAAGCCTTACAGGGAATGGAGAACGCGACAAAAAGAAATGCTATTGCATCGGCATTGCTCGGAACAACTGGCGAAAATCTGATGCCAATACTGAGCATGACGAGGGAAGAACTTGCAGCGCTTAAGGACGAGGCGTATGAAACCGGTAAGGTTATGTCAGAGGATACGGTTGCGCGATTTGCAGAGCTCGAGGATGTTATGAAGAAATTCAGCGCGCAGGGTGATGCAGTCAAGACCAACTTTGCATTGGCACTTTTGCCAGCATTGACTACGCTTTTTGAGGTTGTGAGTGCCATACCAACCCCGGTGCTTACGCTGATAGTTACCTTAGCTGGTGTCATTACGACAATCGTACTAATGGTGAAGGCAATTAAAGATATGAGCGATACAGGAAAAGATATCAAAAATTTCTTTGATACGTTCGACACAAAGAGCATGAAAACAACGGCTATCATACTTGGAGTTGTTGCAGCATTGGTCGCCCTAGCAACTACGATAGCGGTAATCATGGGAAAATCAAGAGATTTGCAGTCATCTATGCAATCGATCAGTTCGAATATTGGTAGTGTTACCAACCAGGTTAATACGGTCCAGAGTGGCAGAAACCTGCCAAGCTATGCAACTGGCACAACTAACCACCCAGGCGGTTACGCGGTAGTTGGTGAAAATGGTCCTGAGATCGTAGATATGCCGGGAGGCAGCCGAGTTTATACGGCAGCTGAATCAGCAAGGATGGCAGGGACAACACAATACATAACCGTATCAGTCAATGCCAGTGATCTGCAGCAGGTTACGGATGTCGTTAAGTTGTTCCAACAGTTTGGACAGTCAAATAAAGCAGGGGCGGTGATGGCATAATGGCTCAATATACTATTAATTTACCGATATCGGGCGATACATTTGTCGATTGCGATAACCCCGGAGTTAATTATTACTCGGATTCCACTCTGAAAGTTGGCGAGTATTCGAACGTCACCTCATTTTCCGATAAACGTCGTTATGGATCTGCGCTTGCGATTAATCGGTCAAGCGTTCCGGCTCGGAAAAAAATCATATCTGCTGCCTTAAAAATATATCTGAATAGTTTCACTGCCGCAGGCGACGTGGCGGCCATAGAAATAACCCCTAGAGAACTGACTACATTGACAGCCGCAAGCCTTGGCGGGAAACTGGGGGCACTCGCTGCTTATCTCAACTACCAAAGCAATTACCTTGCCGCCACAGGGCTTAAAACCCTCAATATCTTAACGCCGAATACGCAAGAAAAGGCACAAAGCTTCGCATATGGCACCACGCAAATCGCACTGTCTCAAAAAGAAGATTACAACTATGCCGGTCACTTGTGGACGTTCAGCTCGATAAATGGTGCCAACGCTCCGTATATATCGCTTGTCTACGAGGATTCGCCGCCGTTACAACCGATCGCATCCGTACCCAATGCGGATTACCTGCCAAATAGCCAAGTGATTAGGTTTGAGTGGGAATATCGTGCCGAATATGGCGGTGTACAAAAAACGTTCTCTCTTGATTGGAGAGTTTCCGGTGGAGCCTGGAACACAATCAACAGTACCACGCCAAATAATTACTATGACTTAGCAGCCAACACGGTTCCGAACGGAAATATTGAGTGGAGGGTTAAAACGACCAACGAGTATGACGAGGTCAGTGTGTACTCGGATATCCTTAAATTTTACGCCATAGGGGCACCGGCTACACCGACGGTCAATGTAAATGTAAGTCCAATAGCAAAACCTACCGTCACCTGGGCAGCTACAAACCAACAGGTGTGGCAACTGCAGATATTAGATGCAACGGATGTCGTTGTATTTGATACAGGCAACATGCCGGGTGTTAATGTTTTCAGTCACACATTGCCCGGATTTTTTGAGGACGGCAATTACACGGCAAGGATTAGAGTACGCAATGAGTATGACTTTTGGTCAGAGTGGGGCAATGCTTACTTTACGATTTCAACGACAAAGCCGAGCACTCCGACGCTTTCAGCCGTAGCCGGATCATACGGGGTAACACTTACTGCAGGTTTTGCGTCTCCAAGTGCAATCATATACCGTAAGGCAGCCGGAGAAACAATCTTTATACCGATTGCGGTCATCACATCCGGGTCCTATGCCGACAATACAGTGGCAAGTGGCAAGGTGCACACCTATAAAATCAGGGCAGTAAATGCGGATTATAGTTTTAAGGACAGCACTGAGGTAACCGCAACGGTAACATTTAACTATCCCAACATATCCTCCGCATTGGCCCCGGAAACAGTTAAGGTATTGAAGTTTAGGCTTGATGTGGGTTCTGGGCGTGTGAGAACGACAGGGAAAGAAAAGACGCTGGTCAATTTTATTGGCCGAGAGTATCCAGCGGTTGAAGTTAGCGGGTACCGGTCAAAATCAATCTCAATGAGTTATTACGTGCCACTTGCAGACATCGAAGCACTGGAAACGATCATTGAATCGGAAGTGCTGCTTTATCGCAACGAATTAGGTCAAAAGATTTATGGAACAGCTGGAAGTATGCAGGAAAAAGAAGTGTTTACCGGAACGCTGAAAGGCTATGAGGTGAGTTTTACAATCAGTCAGATTGATTATAGCGAGGAGGTCGATGTTTAATGTTGAGCCTAGCAAAAGGCGGATATACTGCTGAGCAAGTCAAGAAGCAGCTGCATTATGGCGGAGGCTCCCGCGATGTGTCTTTTAGATACGAGATTTTGAACAAGAATGATGTTTATATCGGAGATCTCGACCAGGTGGAGGCAAGCATTTCCTTTGACTCTGAGGCAGCCATCAAGCGGACAGGGAACTTCATCATCAATCGAAACACACTGGATGAAATAGACTGGAACAACGAAAGCATCCGCCCATTCTATAGGTTAAGAATGGGCGTGGATGTTTTGGAGTGGCCTCTAGGCATCTTGCTTTTAAGCAGCCCATCCAGATCCGCTGGAAACTCTGGGAAAGTTACCCGGTCAATCGAGGCGTTCGATAAGTCACAAATACTCAAAGAGGATAAATTCACGACCCGGTATTTAATCAATTCCGGGTCAAGTTATACGGCGGCCATTACAGACATCCTTTACTCTGCAGGAATCAGTAAGGTCAGCCTGGAAGAGTCGCTTGCTGAATTAACCACAGCCATAGAGTTTGAAATCGGCACTGACAAACTAAGTGCAGTCAATGATCTGCTGTCGGCTATCAATTACTACTCCCTTTGGTTTGATGACCAAGGATTTGCAACATCAAAGGCGTATCAGGAGCCATATACCCGCAATGTCGAATATGAGTACCGGACGGATGCAATCAGTATCATAAAGCCCGGAGCAAAGGAGACAATTGACCTGTTTGACGCTCCAAATGTTTTTGTGAGGGTTTTGTCATCACCGGAAACAACGGTGCTTAAATCTGTCTACACGAATGACAGCCCCGGTAGTCCTTTATCCACGGTAAACAGGGGCCGGAACATTGTTGATTATGACACGGTGAGCGATATTGCCGACCAGTCAACACTGGATGCCTACGTGCGACGCATAGCCATAAATGCAAATCAGCTTTACAAGAGCACAACATTTAAAACGGCAACCATGCCGCATCATACTTTTGTCGATTGCCTCTATGTTGAGCATTCCGATCTTGGAGCCGGAGACGTTTATATCGAAAAGGCATGGTCCATGGACCTGAGAGCCGGCGGGAATATGACCCATGAAGTGAGGAAGGTGATCAGACTATGAGTGAGATCATATCAGCCGTAGAGCTGAAGAACATCCTATCAAAAATGGGCACAAGCAAGACGAATTTCAAATTAGGCACAATAACTGCATTGTTTCCGAATCAGACGGCAAAGGTTATGTTTGACGGGGAAGATACGGCAAGCGAAAAGCAGTACAGCTATTTAAAAAGTTACAAGTCCCATGCAGTCGATGATCGTGTGCTGCTGGCCTGTACCGCTGACACTAATATCATACTTGGTGGGTTAAAATTCAACGAAACCCCAGATTCAGAGGGCGGGACGATTGGATCAATAGACGGTGCTCTCATTGAGAATGCCACAATAACCTCTGCAAAGATTGCCAATGCAGCTATTACCACGGCATTGATTGATACGGCAGCCATAACGGCGGCACAGATTGCGGACGCTGCAATAACATCAGCTAAGATAGGCGTTGCCGTGATTGGTACCGCACATATTGCGGATGCAAACATTACCTCTGCAAAAATAGCCAATGCCACCATTACCTTTGCCAACATAGCCAATGCCACAATAAAGACTGCAAACATAGAGTCTGCAGCTATAACAACAGCCCTGATTGCTACAGGAGCCGTCCAGACAGCACAGATAGCCGATGCATCAATAACAGATGCCAAGATAGTCACATTGACTGCCAACAAGATAAACGCTGGCACGCTGTCAGTTGAGAGATTAGAGATCAGGGGAGCAACGACAAGCCTGGTATATGCAATCAATAACATATCTGGTGCCTTGCAATCCCAAAACGTCAATACGCTCAATGGAGAGATTCTCACGCCAAGGACGATTACAGCTGACAGGATTGTTGCCGGAGCGATTACCGCAAATGAGATTGCCGCCAATACGATTACGGCTAACCAAATAGCCGCAAACACGATAACAGCAGCATCCGGTATTATCGCAAGCATCGATGCATCTAAAATAACGACTGGGAGTTTGAGTGCTGATAGGATCGTCGGCGGCACTATCACTGGCGTAACGATTAATGTGTCAACGAGTATGACGATTGGTGACGACCTGTATTTTGGCAGTGCGTCCGAGTTTGCAATAAATAACACATCCGATGGCTTTTCGATGACCCGAGGCGGGTCAACGCTTTTAAAGTTTTACTCGAATGCATTGTGGTGCTACGGCCATTTAGCGATATCGACAGGCTATAGCTTGGGCGTAATATCGAGTGGGTCTAGAACAAATATCATAACCATGACAACAGGAGGGGCTGCCATTGCTGGAACGCTAAGTGCAACAGATGATGCAACTTTAGGCGGTGCCCTTACAATTGGGTCAACTGTAAAAGCGGGCGGAAGTTTATTTATACTTACGGGAGAATCCCTCGGAGTCTATTCTGGTACATCATACTATGACAACATAACGCTCACATCAACAGCAATAACATTACTCAAAGCGACAACAGTATCATTGACATTGGGCGTAACTGGCGTAACGACACTCAGCACGATGTCTACTAGCGGCCTTGCAACGCTGGCATCACTTAAGGTATCTGGTAATGTTGGATTTTTTGGAACTACCCCGGTGGCTAAAGATGCAGTTGCAGATCCGGCTGCAATTACAGCAACAGGAACGGCAGATGCCACATACAGTGCCAACGAAGTAACTTTGATAAATGCACTTAAGGCCGACGTAACCAGTTTGAGAACAACATTGCTCGAACTATGTAATGCACTACAGGCATATGGCCTGGTATAAGGAGACAACCATGACGATTAAATTATCTGAACAACAAATCAATGTACTCAACACTTTACTGCAGAGGACCACGCTCAAAGGCGAGGAAGTTCCTGCCTATCTGGATCTGATACAAACAATCAATGCATCGATAAAAGAAACTGAATCCGCTGCTGAATAAGCGGATTTTTACACATAGCGAGAAAGGCGGAATAACAAATGGCTTATAAGCAAGTTGGCGTTACCGTAGGCGGTAATATTAAGGAGTTTCAGGGATTGGATACTGACACGAAGCCGACAACGCGTATTGGCGGCATGAGCACGTTTTACGAGACAAATACTGGAAAGGCTTGGGTTTTTGATGAGCTGAATATCAATCCAGTAACAACAACGGGATGGTGGGAGGTGTAAGCTATGAGTTTAGATAAGATATTGATTAGGAAACAAGGTAAACAATTGGCTGA